TCTTTATCAGTGCCGACGGAGGTTTCCGTTCAGAGTTTGTATTCTGTAGTAAGGACCGTGGTCCATAAAACTACAACTATCCAGATACAAATAGTTATAGAGTGGGAGATATTTATAGTCTATCTCCCTCGACTGGTGTGTAGCCTAAGGCTGAAAACAAGGATTCGAAGACTTTCGACCTATAAGGATTTCCGTTGTCGTAAACGACACGAACTCCAAAATGGGTATATATGACTCCGAAAACTCGGGTATCAGGTTGCAACAAGGCTACAACTGAAGCATATTTAGTGGCTTGCTTCACAGCCGTTTGCACCGTTGTCGGGCTTTGAGATCTCTTACACTCTGCAACGAGTATACAGTCTCCTTGTCTCACACAGAGATCAATCTCACCGAAATTCGCAATCTTCACATTCTTCTGCACATTGTACAAAAGATGCGAAGGGATACGAATCAACTCAACGAGGTTATCAACCTGCTCTTCCTCAGAAATTTCTTTGGTAGAAGGAGATTGAACCTTGCTTTCGGCGTAAACCCAAACATCATTACCTCCAGATGAAAAATTGACTCCTTCTAGATCCGAATCGGAATCTGAATAAGTCAAGCTATCTTCACCATCAAAGGCGTCGACAGCAACTTTGTCATTTTCAGGATGATAATTGGCAACCAGCTCACCCCTCATCTCATCAGCTGATAAAGGCTGAATAGTATTCCAGGGCAAGATGAATCTTTCATCACCATCCTGAGAAGCCAAAACGATACGCTCACACTTAGCACAGAAATCTAAATAGAATTCAGGGCCATGTAAATAAGCTTCTCGTGCTTGGGACTCAAAGTTAGCTGCAAATTGTTCATGCAACTTAAGAGGGGTGTTCTTGGATTTGGTCCACCAATAGAACTTCTTGCATAAGGAAGCCTCTTCAATAGGGGCGACTATAGCATCAAGATCAGCATGGTACCGAAAGGAGCGTTTCAGGAAAGAGACCTCCTCAATGGTTTGGAAAGGAACCGAATCGGCATCCTTATCAGCCATAGTGTACTTAATACCCCACGATGCAAACACAGCCTGAATGGTCGTGTGATTGAACATAGGGATTGAGTCACTAACTCCAAAGACATTGTCATCTCCATAAACGCCAGTGCGAACATAGAGACGGTAGTTAGGGTCTTTTATTTCAGGGTAATACTTATCCATAATTGTAAAGAACGCCATTCGTAAAAGAATAGAGTTAACAATTGAATTCATCTCTACAGTCAAAGGTTGACCCGAAGGCTGACCACTGCAAAATTGTAGTAAATTACCCTCCCAAATCATTGCTGGACTAACTACAGAGGATAGAAATCCTCGGAGGTATTCCACATCTGATTCGGAAGAACCATTCTCTCGATACATCTGCACAATAATAGCTGCAGCTTTCTCAAGAAGAGCCTTTGGAAGTTGGGTGTCATACCCTGAAAAATCACCACAAACAAATTTGGTGTATTCTCCATCCTTTGTAATGTGATCATGAAACTTACCCCATTGCTGGGATTGAGCTGCAAGTCCAACATAACATTCGGAAACTTCCATATCACGGAGCACACTCTTCAAAGGAATGATACCACGTGTGGCAGCAATAAAGAAGGACATGTCATTACCGTAAACGGATCGTGTCTTCTCATATGCTTTCTTCATGGGTAAAACCTCATTAGTCTTAGAAGCTCTAGAAAAAGGATCAAAAGTCCCTTGACCAGAACGCCATTCCTTCTCCAAGGCCATGACGTCTGCTTCGACATAGTCGGCAAGTACGCGAGGAATGCACGCGTCACCGTTAATATCGGTTTCCATGTGCTTCGTCTTCACTCCTCCATAGCATACACCAGAAGAAGTTTGATTGTTCATCCCTCGAACCACTCCAGTTCCATCTCCATCTAAGGCCTCTTGAAGAGGTCTCACGCGAAAGAAATCGGGGTCAGCTGTCGAGAATTCCTTAGCAACTCCTGCTAATGTCTTTCCATCCGAAGTCGGTTGGTAAACATAATCATGAGCCGCACGGTCCATCAAAGCGATGGGAACAGTCATCTTAGGTTCATTGAACTTAGCAAGAGTTGTACTAATCTGTTTCTCACCATTCACGTATTTAGGAGGACGCGCAGACATAGGACCGAATTCGGTCTCAATCTGAGTGTTTCCATTACGGAAGTAATAATCTTCAGCACGAGGCTTAAAAATCTGGTTGGCGGGATCTAGAACTGTCCCCAAAGAAATAATGGGGGTAGTACTAACTTGCAATACTCTATTGACATAATCAGTAGGCTCATCCACAATGGATAGACCCTTCATATTGTTCTTGAATACTGGTTCTGGTGGGTGTGAAGCGACAAAAATCGAGGATTCTTGTTTAAGTACATCATTAGCACGCTGAAGTGTAGACTTATCAACAGCTAAACAGTACCACTTATTGGTTCCAGTTCCGGCAATATGAATGCCAATAATGGCATTATTATAAAGTAGAGGTTGTCCGCAATCGCCATCCGAAGATTTATGATTTTGGGCCTCACATTCATATACATACTGCAACTCAATTCCATTTGCCGTAGAATAACGGATGGGCAACTTAAGTAACCGGGCTCGCACTCCAACTAATTCAAATGAACCAGTGTCGCAATCCTTATGGACGTAAGTACACCCTGCCTGAGAAGGTAGAGTTCCAGCCTCTGCGAAATATCGATAGAAATCTTTGCCTGGGGGACTATTCGGTAGGTGCACAAGTGCAGCATCCAAAATCTTATCCTTGACAAGTCCATTCTTTTTCAAAGGTGAAACATGGGTGGGGGGGACATCAATGTTAACGTAGCCAGAGAATGTACTCCGGTTTTCATGTACACTAATGTCCATATTGCCCTTAACAGGCAATGCATGCCTAGGAATCAATCGTTCGGATCCCATAGGTAAGCACTTGACGGTATTGGTAACACCATCACTGTCGGTTACAACCGCTTCAGCAATACCCTTTCCAATTGCATTGACCATTTCCTTTTCAGACATGGTACGAGCTTCATGGGCTGGGCGAGGCTTAGTAAGGAAGTATCCTAACTTATCAGAACTAGTTTTCTCTCGGACAGGGGCAAATGAAATTGCATTTTCCTTGAGTTCAGAAATCTCCTTTAAATAAGGATCATCCTTTGAAACAAGTCTAGAATAAGTCGGGTTAGCAGGAGTAATATCCTCTGTCTCAACAACTTTGTGCTCCGACTTCAATAGCACCTTAGTGATACTAATCAAAGAAGAAAACACTGCCGTCAATGCCAAAGCGCCTGTCAAAAACGTAACCCCATAAATGGAGTAACGAGATTTAGCTGAATTGACAATGGCGACACCATTGATGAGATCGCGTTCAAATTGCGCCTTGCGCTCGATGTCAACGATTTTATACTCCCAAACCAAAACCATAGTGACCAAAATAATTGGACCAAATGGAATTAGGAACGAAAGTAAAAACAGAGGCATAACAACATGCCAATGCTTAGTGTAAAACCACGCACGCTCAATTGCATAGAAAGCTACATTCTTATAAAAGATAAATAGCGAAATCTTTGCTGCCAAGAAACTAGAAAAATCCAGAATCGAAGCATCAAGAGCGTAGAAACGTTGTTGGGCACTGTTGCTTGCCTTCTTAAAAAATAAGGAAGGAGCCACTTTGTGCGAACCAAACAATGATTCTGCATGCGGGGTGAACTCAAAAGTCTCGTCGGAACGAACCTTCGCTTTCTCATTGCGCATGCCGCAAATGCACATATCCTTGGGGATATTGCATGATTTGCAGAAATTCTCTTTGAGCTGAGCCTTCTCGTGTCTTGCGACTGATTGGGTCCACTCACTATCGAGCATTTCCTGCAGTTTCAACACTGCATCTCGCCACTCATTGTTACCATCGTGTCTTTCGTAATCAACGACTACGTAATCGACATGGTGACATCCACTACCTTCTGATACACCAATAGGTTTCTTAATGATAACCTGGTATATATCGGTATTAAAGGACTCATCGCGCACAGCGGGGTGATTGAGATCGAGACGATCAGTTCCAGGAATGCAAAATTCTTCGTGAATTGCCATGAAAAGGACTATACCTAATCTTCGCATTAGACTCTCTAAACTAGCAGATCTGAAACAGTTGATACCAATTTCCACGTCGTTAGTTGTGAATACGGTACCAACATTGGAGTATCTGAAGAGACCTTTCTCCTCAGCCTTCGATCTAGGAATCACTTCTCGCGAAGTGTTAACTATATCAAGGACCTCCTTGGTGTGCATCTTCCGTGATTGGTCATTGGCGTAATCATCAAAGATAATAATATCGGTACTACCAGATATATTTTCCTCGAATTTAGGATCACCTCCACGATTCTTGATTAAACTTTCATCGGGAACGCGATTTGCGATGGCCTGCATCATGAAACCAAGTTTGGTTGATGCGGAAGATTTACCGCAACCAGCTGATCCCACAAGGGTCACAGACATAGGCTGGGGTTTGGTGTTTTCAGGATTCAACTTATCTTCAACGAAGCGTATATGTCCATCCAACTGAGTGAGATATCTAGCAATAGCTGAGCGGGCTGAAGGCACAGGGCACTTATTCAACTCGGCATCGCCAGAGTCACGCAACTTATGAAGGTTATTGCGCAAGATCTCAAGGGTTAAGTTGTTATTCTCCAAATACAATCCATTCTCATAATAAGAATTCATAATATTGGTAATTTCAACAAACTTCGATTCAAAGACTTGTTCAGATGGTAATTCCCAAATGATCTTGTCAAATTGAAGCTTCATTAGCGCCTCAGCGTTCATGAAAACCCAGTCATACACACGCGCCAAAAACACCGAAATGTTCTTTGCATGTTGTTTGACGTCTTTGCCAATCACCAAAATACCCGTAGATACTTCAGTAATCAGCGTTGAGATGTCTTTTTCCGTAAAGGATTTATCGACAAATGTCTTGAGACATAAAATTGAGGTAAAAATACCAGAACATGCCTGCACCATCCCAAATAAAGATCTGGGGTCTGATACAGTAACATTAGTCCAGAATTTTGTTACAATCTTCTCAGCGGATTCAGCTTTAACGAAGAACGACTTCAAATTAGTAAAGAAGATGTCAACGATACGCTGAATGTGTTTGGACGCCAATTTAACACTGTCAAGTTTGAATAATGACAATGCAAGGGAGGCGAATCCGATTGACAATTCAGTCCAGCTCTCAGAGTTCTTGGTACCAATATAAAAATTGATAACATGAATGAATGCTGAACCGATGTCGGCCATGTTCTCCTTACCTGCTGTATACAAGTCTTTGACAAGTTGCAGTACAAGGTTTAGAGTACAAATAGTCTGATCTTTTAGGAAGGATAAAGAAGCGGGAAGTTTAAATTCCGGGCTAATTTCCTTGAGAAAGTCAGTAAGTTTAAGAGAATAGTCCGTTCCTTTCTCAGGAACGATCGGTCTCGCGATAAAAGTAGAAGACAATGCCGAAAACGGCATTGGTTGGGGTCTGTTTTGATTTTGGCTATCAGTAACTACTTGCTGTAAATCGATGCTAGGGGGGCCATTGACCCAAGCCCTAGCGCCTTTGCTTATCGGGGGGGGGTTCTTTGCTCGAACGGTCGGCTTTTAAGCTTTATTACCAGTCGACGAGCCACGCATTAACAGACTACAGGATGACACGATAAGTTAATATCATCTGTATATGTCCGTCAATTGTTCTAAATGTCATAAGAATTTTGCGACTTTAGGAAGTACAATCTAGATTCGAGATCCATAGAATAGCAGCCGACTCGGCGTACTATAAGGAAATGAATATTACTGCTCCATGTCGTACATCACACTTCGGGTCAGGCCAGAGGGCCTTGATTCCGAAATCCCAAACTCTGATTGCTCAGAGGAGCCTAGGGATAAGTTCTTGTACTTCCATTGAAGTCACTATCTTAGACGACAGCGTGTTGAATTTCACTAAAAATTCACGCAGAGCTCTACTCTGTATTTGGATTTGGCAACACGCGAGTCACCTAATCAATAGAATCACTGGGTTGAATACCAGCGTCGATCGACTCTCTTAATTTGCTATGTAGCGAGGACAGAGATGTCCTCGTAGCCTATTATATGTAGGATGGCAATCCTGATGCTGTAATGTCACAGCTTTATATCTCATGGTTTCACTAACTAGTAGCTATCATGTGATAAGTACACCCATTATTTCAGGGGACATATAATCAATGGTTGTGCGTTACAGCTCCAAATGGAGCCGCAACCCCCAAGACCTAACGAATAGTTGATTAGACTATCGATAGAAGGTCAAGGGGAACCCTGGCATCAAGAAGTAATGAAACTTCCTGACTAAAATAAGATCAAAGCTTGCCAAAGCTCTAAAATTCACCTATTTATAAATCGCTGGTGTAGCGAGTTTTTGATGAGTGATTAAATATGCCCGTCATGAATACATCAAATTCATGAAAGGTAGATTACGAATAATCAAATAGATTACATTCAATTAAATTGAAAATAAATACAATAAGTCCGTGCCGTATGGTGTTCAGCCACACGAATGGTTCATCGAAAGCAACTACGTTAATAATAACGCAGTTGCAGAAGATGGTCAGTTTCCTATATAAGAAACCTTATTATAAAATATTAATTCAAAAGAATGAAAATCTATAAGATCCAACGCCTGCGACAGCGTTAATAAACATATGTGTGCCTATTTATCATAATCGAAAGGTCGTGGGGAATCTCTGTGAAGAGATATCCCCAT